GCATCTGCAAAATTAATATTCTTTACATTTTCATATGCGTCTGCTAGTGCAATAATTGTTTACCCAAATTATAGCAAGAATTTCCTTATCACAACATCAACTAATGCTGATGGTATTGTTACAGGTTGTATTATGGGGTTAGGAAGTAATACAAATTTATATATGACGGCATCAATTCCTATTGGATCAACTACAATTACTAACGCATCAACATATTTCAAAATAGGAGTGATGTACTAATGAAAGTTTATTTAGACGCAGGTCATGGTGGTAGAGATTCCGGGGCAGTTGGAATTGGGGGAAGATTAGAAAAAGATGATTGTCAATCTTTAACAAATCTTGTTTCAGACTTATTACAAAATAGTGGAATTACAGTTGTCGTTAATACTAATATTGATGAAACTTTAAGTGAGGTGGTAAGTCAAGCAAATGCGGAAAATGTTGATCTATTTGTTAGTATTCATCGAAACGCTTTTAATCAACCAAGTGCTAATGGTTTGGAGGTGTGGACATGTCTAAATGCAAGAGCAAAGACAAAGGCAAACGCAAAACTAATGTATGACAAATTAATCTCAGTCACTAGTGAAATGACAGGAAGAGGAATAAAAGAAAGTAATTTTTATGTTCTCAAATATACGAATGCACCAGCGATGTTATTGGAAATTGGGTTTATTACTAACCAAAAAGACAATGAACTTTTTGACAAGTACATATTTGCGTACGCTGAAGCCATTACTAAAGGTATTTGTGAGATTGGTGGTGTACACAACCAAATTTATACAGTTCAAATTGGTAAATACACTGATAAAGCCAAAGCTGATTCAATTTTACAAGACGCTAAAAATAAAGGATTCATGGAGGCTTGTATAGTATGACAAAACTAGAGAACTTTATAACATTTGAAAATATAAGCAATATTACTACATTAAGTGCCTTGGTCGTATTGATGGTGCAATTTAGTAAATCTTATATTCCTATACCAACGCAATTATGGGCATACTGTGTAGCTACATCAGTATTAATAATACGAGATATAGTGAAAAAAGATTTTAAAAATATTCCAATGTCATTGTTTAATGGATTTATAGTAGCATCTTTATCCTCAAATTCAGTTGATTTAGTCAGTCGCTTAACACCTTGACCCGCCTACTTTGGGCGGGATTTTTTATACCAATAAACTATCCATACAACAAGAAATATAATAGCTAATGCCCCAACTATACACTCAATCCAATTAAATTTAATTGGGGGTAGTGGCAATTGAGAGGGACAAAAATAAATTCTCATATTACCGCTTTAACATAATCACAAATAATAATAATATAAATGGACTATAAATCAAAATATAGAACACTAAGTATGCACAAAATCGTTTAAATTTTACATAAATCTCATTATCACTAATTTTGCGTAAAAATAATAAAACCTTAAGTAAAAACTTTAAATACCAATATAGCCATAATGGTTGAAAATTCAACATGTAATAAAAAAACAATAATTTGATCTCATGTTCTTTTAAAAATCTCGCATACTCAGTTTCCATATCTAAAATTTTAGCAGTAATAATATTAATTAAAAATGAAACCATGATGTTAAACTGTCATATAGTGTTCGTTCTTTTGTATCTACCCTGTCAACTTTAACATCCGAAAATGAAACAGAAGCATATGTATCCACCGCTATTTTTGGCATCCCTGGAACACTTACGAACAATCCTTGAGCTGGGTCATCAGTTATTGTTTTTATTAACGCTGCACCTTGAGTACCACCTTTCCCAAGAGGAATTGAAACTTCTCCGCCTATCCCTTTACCACCACGATCATACAAAATACCAAACATTTCAGGTACATGCTTACCACCTGATGCGATTGTATCAACAAGAGAAGGTGGGAGAGTTGCTGTTGCACCGATTGCAATTGATGCTCCTTTTAAATCTTGCATATGATCAGAATTTAGTACAACCACGTGTTCTGTTTTCACATCTAATACTTTTCCTAATCCTAGTGGTTTAGCTTTAACCTCAGCTTTTGCAACATGACCATGTTGTCCACTAGTATCGTGTGCCGTGTAATAAGACCCACCGCCACCAACTATAGCACCACCAAATACACCACCAAGAAATGCAGTAATTCCAGTCAAATCAATGAACCAACCGCCTTGAACTAAATCTAATTGTTTTTCACTGAGCATAATATACCTCACAAATTTAAGTTGAGAATAATTATAACAGTTTTTTCGATTCAAATCTTTTTATTAATCTATATACAGTTGCAACTGAAAGATTAAGTACTTTGCACATGTCTTTTATTTTTATTGACTTGTTTTTATACCCATGATAATATAATTCAAAGAGTGCTTTATCAAATTTGACTTGAATATTTTTCTTTGGTTTCCATTTGGTTGATTTGATTATCTCCAAATTATGTGCTTTAATTTGATTCAACGCTCTAAGCAATTTAATTACAATTGGATTTGACGTATCAATCGACTCGCTTATAGACATAATATTTACATTTTTACTCGACAATTCTAATAACACCTTAATCAACATCTTCAGTTGCCAGCTTAGTTGACATAATGATTTAACAACAATAGTATCGCCAGATTGAACTTTTGCGAGCAATTTATCTAGTTCATAGCGATTTTTGTTTTCAACTGTTACGTTGTCTCGATACATATCACTGACATCTAGATCGTCATTTAAGTTGTCGACATAACCATAAACCATAAAAAAGTACCTCCGTAATTTGTGTTTATATCATTATATCAGATTAAGGTGGACAATATCATGAACAGAAATGTTATGACCAAAGACACGATTGCTCGTGAAAGGCTAAATTACTTAAAGACTGAGTTATTTTGTTATCCTGAAAATAAAAAACTTTTGGAAGATCCAAAGGTTTTATCAACTCGGCAAGTCATCTACATACAATACATTATTTCAAGTATTGATTTGGCATTCAAAATCTTGCGCGAAACTCATTCTGGTGAGTATAAACTTAAGCTCATACAGGATATGTACTGGGAATCTTATACTTTAGATCATTATGAATTATCATATAAACATTTTATTCACGTGAATACAGTCAGGATTTGGGAAAAACAATTTTTTCTATTATTATCAGAAATTCTAGGGTTGCGAATTAGTTTCTAAATGTGATATAATATTATTAATGCAAGGAGGTGAACAAATGAGTGAATAAAATGGAAATATCCCTAATCGATGGACGAGATCGATTTTGGGATGACTACGATATAGAAGAACCTGAAATTGATGAATGGGAAGACAATGGTTATTCAATGTCAGATTTCATTTAAAAGGATTTTTATATGTTAACAGAAAAACAAATAGAGAACAAGATTAAGCATTTATTAGCAACCAAAGGGGCATATTACTTCAAGCACTTTGGTTGCAAGTTCTCAAAGGCGGGCGTGCCTGATATCATCGCATGCCTGCATGGAAAATTTTTAGGAATAGAAGTCAAAAGAGAGGATGGAAAATTGAGTGAACTTCAAAAATTTAATTTAGAGCAAATCAAAAAAGCAGGGGGAATCGGAATTGTTGCTCGATCAGTACAGGAGGTTGAAGAATGCTTAAACTCTATGATTATCAGTTAGATTACATAAGACACGCTAAACCCAACTGGATATATGATTGTGATACCGGTGTCGGCAAGACGGTGATGGCTTTAGCACACTACAGAATACATGGTCACAATGCACCACTTTGTATTATAGCTCCTGCATCAAAGATAAAAGAAGGTGGTTGGCAAAGAACTTGTGAACTAATGTGTCCAAATTTAAAAGTAAAATTTATTTCATATAATGTCATTTCAAAATTTGCTGAAGATTTAAGAAATTATTTTATTATCTTTGATGAGAGCCATAGAATCAAGGATTCCTGCGGTGTCTGGGGCAAGGCAGCATATAAGATTTGTCAAAATGCAGTTGGATTTATATTTTTATCAGCAACCCCAATTCCTAACGATTGGGCAGATGCAATTAACTATTTTAAAATCTTCGGTATTACGAAGAATAAGACTCAATTTTTGCAAAGATTTGCTATTACGAATAATCGCTGGGGTTATATGGAAATTGTCGGATGGCGCAATAGTAGAACTTTGTTGGATGAATGGAAGTCGATATCAAAAAGACTGAATAAAGAGGAATGTATAGACTTACCAGAGCTTATAATTAAAGATATTAATTTCAAAGTTACGTCTGACTATAAAAAAATTTTAAGCACTAGAATGTTGAATAATGTTGCATTGGATAATAATATGTCGTTTAGACATGCATTACGTCAAAATTGTGCAGTAACATCTAAATTGGACTACATCAAAGATTTTTTAGAATCGACTAAACAGAACGTAATTATCTTTTATAATTATCAGTCTGAATTGGAAGTTTTGAAAAAGATTATTAAAAATAAAATCGTCTATTATTGCAACGGAGAATCAAAAAATTTCCCGAGTATTTTAACTAAAGTAAATAACAGTGTTACTTTAGCGAACTACAAGAGTGGAAGTGAAGCCGTTGAGTTCACTTATGCTGATATCATTATCTATTTCTCGCCAACTGAGTCTTATACAGAATATTACCAAAGTTTAGGACGATGCCACAGATTGGGCCAAACAAACAAAGTCACTGTATATCGTTTTATTACACTCGAAACGATTGAGGAGTACATTTACTATGCTCTCAATAATAAACAAGATTTCAACTTTGATTTGTGGGAGGAACAACAACATGGACAACGTAAAAGAAAATCGAGATAAGTATATTGGCGGTTCGGATTTACCAAGAATAATGAGCGAATCTAACTTATATAAATTTGCTCTAGAAAAACTGAATCCTACATTTGAGGGGAATGAATATACCTATTACGGTCAGTTCATGGAACCTATTATTAGGGAATATGTGAACCAACAATATGATTATAACTTTGCACCTGATACGCTATTTAAAGGTATTTATAGGGCAAACTGTGATGGTATTTGCCCCAAAAGTAATAAATTATTAGAGGTAAAAACTCATGGCTCAAACATCGATGTGATGAAGTATATTTCACAGATCCAAGGTTATTTGAATCTATATGAAATTAATCATTGTATTTTAGCATCATACGAACGACCTGTCAATTTTTTCACATGGGGCGATATTACAGACCGACAATCTTACAATTTAGAATTTGATTTAACTAGGCTCGAAATATTTTACATATTCAGAGATAAACAGATGTGGACTAAGATTGACAAAAAGGCTAGTAAATTTTTTAAAGGACTACAAGCATTACGAAAAAATCCAAATCTAACAGAACGAGAATTCAACATTCTAGTTTACGGAAAAACGTTTGTTGAAGCGGTTGAGAGTTATCAAGGAACGAAATATTTGGAGAATTTTTGTCGTTCGAAAAACATTTCTCGTGTTCAAATAGGAGATATCACTTTGAGTTGTTCAGAAGTTACTGAAATAAGTGTAGATAGTAAAAAGTTAGCAGATGATTTACCAAATATTTTTGAAAAATACAAAGTTAGTAAAAAAACAACCCAATTAAAATTAAGGAGAAAAAATAATGTTACCAATTAATGAACCAAAAACAGTAAATATCACACCTAAAAATTACCTAATCTGGGGCGAAAGTATGTCTGGAAAGACATATTTAGCAACGCAATTCCCTAATCCAATTCTGCTCAATACCGATGGTAACGCTGTAAAAGTGGCGACTCCGTCTGTTGATATACGAGATTTTGAAACATTTAGCAAAATAATCGGCGAACTTGAAAAAGGAGG